CGCCCTCCGAGAGACTTGCCCGGGGCCTAACCAGCTCCGGGCCTTTTTATAGGACACATCATGGCACTTGGCGGAATGGGCGCGATGGGCGCTACCAGGCGGGGCGGCTTTGGGTCTGGGGGTGCCCTTGGGAGAGCGGGGACGTCCTCGGCGCCGACCGTCACGACCGCCCTGGTAAGCGGCACTACGTTCTCTTTCCTGCTTTCCCCGGCTCCTGCTGCTGGAGACACTATCCGACTTCAGGTCCGCGCCAGCGGCGCCCCCGACTGGTCAACACTGGCCTACGACAGCGGCGCACACACGATCACGCAGCCGGAAATCGATGCCGGAACGATAACCCTCACGGCGTCGGGGCTGGCCGGGGGCAACTATGAAGCAAGTTCGATTTACCACCAAGCGACAGACAGTGCTCGGTCGAATGTCGTTTCGTTCACCGTAACCAGCAGTTACGTCCCCACCTACTACATATTAGGATTCTAAAAAATGGCACACATCACTACTGTTGACCTGACGAATGGCATCCCGACTGCTGGCACTGGAACGGTCTATACGCTGGACCAGATTGTAGCATTGCTGCCGGCGGCGCTCGCGGCAAACGGCGGTCTTAAGATTGAAGGCGTTGCCAGCGGCGTCGCTGTTCCAACGTCCGGGTATCAAGTCACATGCTCAACTGACATTACCCGGCCGGGCGATACGACCGCCTATACCGCTAATGATACTTGGGCTGACAGTACGTCGGCTCCGACCACGGGCGGATTCACCTTGACCGGAGCCGCCCGCGCATCTGGAGGCTCTGGCCTCATTACCGACATTTATTTTCTGTCCAGCGCCGTGCCCGGAACGTTGCTTCAGGCGGAAATGCACATCTTCGACAGCGCCGCTACTGCGGTAAACGACAATGCCGCATGGAACCTGTCCGACGCCGACGCGAAGCTGCGAATTGCAATCGTACCATTCGCGCTCGTCGCCGACGCCAATAACTCATATTATCACGCGCAAAACCTAAATATTGGGTTCACCTGTGTTGGTTCTGCAAATCTTCGCTATCTCATCAAGGTCAAGAACGCCTACACCCCGATTTCCGGAGAGGTGCTTACCGTTCGCGCCAAGATCATCCAGAGCACCTGATGAACCTTTCAGCATCCCAATCGCTCTTGTACAAGAAGCCGCCATCGATTAACGGCGCGGTTGCAAGCAATACTACGTCTGGCGCATCCACGTCAGTCACGTTGCCAGTGGCGCTCGCAAACGACATCGTCATTCTTTGTGTTGTCAGCAACGGAGGGCAACCCACTGTTGTTACCAGCCCAAATCTTGTTTGGGCGCAACACGCAACAGACGCCAACGTGTCCAATTTAGAAGTGTGGTGGGCGCGAGCATCGGCAACGCTGATCAATGAATCGATTACATGTACGCCTACGTCGGCCGTATTTACGGCCATATCGGCGCTCTGCGTAAGTGGCGCGAAGGTGATAGGGAGCCCATGGGATACTAATTCGTCGCTTCCGTTTACCCATGCTGGCGCTGGTAGTGATCCCTGCACGGTTTCTACTACTTCACAGAACTCCATGATTCTTGGATTTTGGCGCGCGGACGGAACAGCACTTGCAGCCGGAGCCGGATATACGCTTTTTCTAAACGGCACCTCGCCCTATTTCACGGCCATAGAATATAAGATCGTTGGATCCCCGCAAACCAGCCTGACGGTTGATGTCTCTCCGTCAGGCCACGCCAATGGTGGCATCGCGTCTGCGATCGTGCGAGGACCGTAATGACCGTTAAGGGCTCCATCATCAACATTAATCTGCCGTCGGTGTCAGAGTATGCGTTCATCGACTTTATGCGGCAGGCCGATTTGTTCATTAGCCCGTCTGGATCGGCGTTCACAACCGGAAGCACGTTCAATCAACTGATCGATGCCAACGGCTGGCCGAACAACGCTTCTGCCAGTGGTCAGAATTTCGGCGGTGGCCCTCGCATCCCTGGTGTCGATCAGTACACGAGAGAATATGTTCTGACGTGGGATTTCGACGGCTCGGTTCAGATTATCCTCAATGGTGCGACGTGGACTGAAACCAACAATACTGGCACGACCTACACCAAAAATTCGAACGGCAAGTGGACGAATGTTTCGGGGCAAAAAGCCCGCGTAACCGTGACCATGTCCGGCGTTTATGGGCCGCAGCTTCTCAATGTGGTTGTCACGGCGACTGGAGGCTCCGGAGGTTTCCTCAAGAACCTCAAGATGTGCTTCATCGACGATGAGGCAGATATGAACGCCGGAAAGATATTCCGGACCACCTTCAAGCAACTCTATGTCGATTACAAGCCAAGCGCGATCCGCTTCATGGATTGGCTGTGTATCAATGCCTCGCAGCTTTGCCGGTTCGAGCATCGCAACGTGCCGTCCTATGCAGGCTGGTTCAACAACATGGGGTGCGGCCAACCGGCTTACGGGACGACTTCCGGCACCAACCAGATGAGCCTCGCCGCAGTTTCGACCGGCACATTCCAGACGCCGGGGGCGATGCAGCACGGCGAAATGGTGACGTGCAAGATCGGAACGGGGATGGTCCGAACGGGGGCCAGCACCGGCGGCAATACGTCGAAGGTGGTCAGTGGGATCACCAAGGCAAATCCAGGTGTCGTGTCCGCGACTGCGCATGGATTTAATACCGGCGACGTCATCATCCACCAAATGTGCGGCCAGACGCCGAGTCCTGTACCGGCCGGCATGACACAACTGCACAATGTGCCGTGCACGATTACCAAGATCGACGCGGATAGCTATTCGATCGGCATCGACACCTCTTCGGGCTACTCGACTTTCACGATCGGGACCGCCTACCAGTATATCACGCTCAATGTCGGCGGCCGTGGTGATTATCCCGTGGTTTTTGGCGATGGTATTTCGCCAGCTTCGCGCTTCGGTGCGGACTGGCTTGTTACGAATCAATACAAGACGTTCACGTTCGACAAGAACGTCATTTGCAGTTCAACCGTGACCGGAGCATGGTTGGCGCGCCAGGATAGCGGAAACGCGTCGGCCACGCTGCAAGGCGGCGTGCCGCTTGAGGTCTGCACCGCGCTCATCAATGAGCTGGCGGCAATGGGCTGCATCACCGACATGTGGGTCAATATCCCACATCGAGGGATGATCTCGTCCGACCCCGATTATAGCGCCGGATCGAACTGGCCGGTCAATATGGTCTCGGCTATCAAGAATGGTGGGACGTTCGGTGGCGTTACCTACGCAGGTCTCGACAGTCGCTGTAACCTGTACATCGAGCACAGCAACGAGACCTGGAACACCGGATTTTCTCAGTGTAACTACATGGAGAAACTTGGGTACCAAACATGGCCTGCACTCGGCGGCGCTGACGTATCGACTTACTCCAGCCTGCGTGCCGTCCAGTCCATCCGAGAGATCAAGGCCGCCTTCCCCGGCGACCCGCGCATAAAATACGTACTCGGATTCCAAGGCACCTTCGGTGCGACCGGGCCGAACGTGATCCGATTCAACGGCAACACGCAATACAATGCCGCCATCGGTGACGCCTTCACTCCGATGAGCAATTTCGACTGGGCTGCGTGGGCTGCCTACGTCTACAACGACGATTCGAACGCCACCTATAGCCTTGCAACCTGCGCCACGGCATGGAATGGAACCGCCAATGACGAAGCGACGTTCGCCCTGTATGTCGCCGGCATTGTCAGTGCAGTGGATCATCGGCAAGAGTCGATTTATTACTACACGGTCAAACTAGCGGATTTTGCGACCGCAGCCGTTGCCCAAGGCAAAAAGACGATCATGTATGAAGGTGGCTGGGATCATGTGGTCAATGATCCCGCGACCGCCAAGAACGGGACGGCTGTCCTCAATGGTACGACAGCCCTGTCCAGCATCCAGAACAACCCGACGCTTACGGTCGGCAACTTCCTCTATGGCCCCGGCATCCCCGAGGGCACTACGGTATCTTCATCGGCTGCTGGTTCGGCGGTCATGTCGAATCCGGCTACGTTGTCGGGCATTACAAACTACGAGTGCTTGAGCAGGCAGAGCGCGTTCCTTCGCAATTGCAAGCGAAGCAGGGCGTGGGCGAACGCAATCCGGGCTTTTCACGATGCGTTCAATTCCGTAGATGGAGCAGTGGCTCCGGCCGACTACATCATGGTCAACAATCGCTGGGGGCACACGCCGGGAGATACGTTCGCTGGTGGCGTCGAAGGTGCCGCGCTAGATATTGCATGGCAGTACCTCAAGTACCGCAACAACAACAAACAGATGCTTATAGGGACTATTTAAAGGTAGGGGTATTGTCTCCAATCATCCGCGCGTCGCGCTCGGCATCGGCTCGCTTCATGAGCCTGTCCTGTGGGCTCGGCAGCATCAAAAGGACAGCCAGCGCTGCAATGACGACCAGGGCAATAATCATCTGGATTTGTCTTTCCTGAAAATCGCTGAATAGTCCCCGATATCGGGACGGATGAAGAAATAAACGGCTGCAAGGCTGACAGCCAGTACGGCCAGCAATTCCGGTACGGTCATGTGGTGCAGGATGCCAATCATTCCGCCACGCTACCCCACGTTGCCCCTCCCTTCAACCCGGATTCGAGGTTAACGCGGTGCTTGGTGAAGGGCGGGGTGCCTTTGCTGCAAACTTCATAGACTTCGGCGCGTTTTCCGAAACCGCCCGCCTTGCCACCCGTTACGGCTGGCCCACTCGGGCACCCCATGCAGGGAGTCGAACCCTGCTTAACCGATCTCCTACTATATCACGATCATTGGCCAGCACCGTCAGGGTGCGATGCCGAATTCAGGTGTTCTCGGGTCGCCTTCATCCTCGTCATCCCATGGCAGATAGTCAGCAAAAGCTTCCAAAGCCATGTCCAGCGCTTTGATATCTTCGTCTGATCGATCGCCATAGGCGACGACGCGGGCGGCTATAATCAGCCGGTCAATCTTGGGTCGCGCAGCGAGAAAATCGGCATAATCTTCGGCGCCGTTCGCATTTGGGTCTGGCATGGCTCTCTCCGTGTTCGCTTACCACCGCCACGACCCCGTAGCTATTGCTCCCGTCACATAGATCATTCCGGATGGGTACATTCGAAACCAGTTGTTGTCATAGATTCCGCGCAGGCCGGGCTCGCCAAAATCTACACGGACGCCAGCTTTGTCTATTTCTGTAACGCGACCTTTGCGACCGCTCATGTGTCGGACTTCATCACCAACCTTGAAATGGTTGATAGTCATCATGTCGCACCCTCTCGCGTTCCATTCGTCACCAAGCCAGCCCTTCGGGCTTGTATCGATTTCATTTCGGACCAAGAACGAGCGTCTTCGCAAGCCTTGCAGAGCGGGTAGACCATGAACTGATCGCGCTCTAGGTTAGCAGCCGCTTGCGCCTCCTGACTTACTTGCGCGGCAGGTTTCATCACCCCGTCCGAATTGGCGTTGTATGGATTCACAGTCATTTCGACGCGAAATGAGCGCTTGCGTTTATCCTTTTGGCAGACGAGGCATTTGAAGGTGCACGAAGCGCTGCGGCCGTAGGCAGGAAATGTTACGAGCATGTGGGTTCCTCGCTGTTCACTGAATAGTGCCGATCTCCCCGTGGTACTCGTCGAGCTCAATCGTCTCGCCGTGTGCCGGGTGAGTATCCTCGTTGCCGCAGTTCGGGCAGCGCAGGCCATACGTCTTGACGCCAAGCTTCATCCGGCCCAGCGGGAAGGTCGTGTTGCAGGTGAAACAGCACCACCGCTTTTCCAGCGTGTCTGTCATCGGACTCGCTCGGGCACGTCAATACCGGCCGCTGGGATGCCGTCCACAAGGGCTCTGGCGATGGCCACGGTCTCTTCCTTGGTGATCCCCTCGGTCGTCCCGTAGATTGCCACCATGAACCTAGCGCGGCCGCTTTCGTCGATCAGGCAGAGCCCGCCGCCAACGGTTCCTGAGTAGGGCACTTTATTGGCCTTGAGTTTCATTTTGCCTCCTATGCCGCATCGCGGCGGTGTCCTTGCCGAATCTCTGATGCCTAATCGGTGCGGCCGAACTCGCCGTGGAGTTCTGCGACCTTTTCCGCATAGGCGGCGTGGGCTTCTTCCGCCGTGTCGAACTGGCCCAGATGGATGCGCTTGCCGTCCACCGTGATCGTCGATCTGAATTTTTTAGCGTTCCTTGGGCTGTTGAACCGCGAGGCGCCCTTGAGGCCTGTTGTGCTCAGACTTGACCGCTTTCGGTTCCTGGCATTCTCTGATGACGTGGCGAGCCGCAGGTTTTCGATCCGGTCGTTGGACTTGTCCCGGTCCTTGTGATCTACCAACCGGGACGGCGCCTCGCCGTAGTAATGGAACCATGCGAGGTGGCTCGCTGGGTAATACTTCCCGTCAAGCCGGATCTTGCGGTAGCCCTGAGCCCCGATCTGGCCGGCAGGATCCCCAAGCCTGCATTTCGGACTGAGACGAAGGCGCCATGTCAGAACGCCGGTTTCCGGGTCATAATCCAGTACTTCGCGGAGTCGGGCTAGGCTCAAGTCGTCAATGTTGCGGTCGGTTGAATCCCGCTGAGACAGCCGCTTCATTTGCTGCTGCATCATCCACGGGAGGGTCTGCCTCTCATCAACGGCCCATGCCGGAAGCACATAGGCGCGCATATTCTGTAACTGCTCTACAAGGTTGGAGCATGCGTGGCCTTTGGGGCTATCGGCGCCGTACCGCCTCTCCCGTTTTCCGATCAGGGTGCGGCGCATGGCTTCCATACTCAGGTCTAGCGGCACAGCTTCGGCACAGTTTGAGACCAATGTTCCTGAGTCGTTCATGGTTTTAAGCCTTCCAAGTTGACCTTAAGTGGTTGAAATGTATAAAGGCGCTGTCGTTTACACCGAGAGGGTCGGGAGTTCGAATCTCTCGCCGCCTACCATAAAACAAGGCACTTCTTGAATTGTGGAACTGGCTTCGGATCAGTTTCGGCACAGATATCATACCTCAGATGCCTTGGATTGGAAGTCCGGATGGTGCTTTCCATAGGTATTTTCCAACGTTCGCAGCGACATTCCGAGATGCCCGGACGCCTCCCACGGGTCGATTCCTTTCTGCATTAGCCAGGTTGCGCGCGTATGGCGCAGCGTATGCGGGCTGACATCTTCAAGGCCAGCCTCGAGGCATGCCGAATCCCACGATCGGCGCAGCTTCTGGATGGGCTGGCCGTCGTAGTGGATGACGTGCTTGATCTTACCGTCGCGCTTTTTCCACCGCTTCATCAGCCGTACCACGGCGCGGCCCAGCTTGACCGGAGGCTTGCGCTTGTTGGCGGCCTCGGTCTCGCCGGCCGCCTTGCGGGTCAGGACGCCGCTGCGCAAATCGACCTGTTCCCATTTCAGGTTGAACAACACGGCCGACCTCGAGCCGGTTTTTAGGGCCAGGATCACGAAGCGGTACAAGTGCTCATGCTTCATTGCCGCCCGGCGCAGCCGGTGAGCCTCTTCCTCGGTCAGCCAGCGTTCCCGTGGCTCCGACTTGTCGGGCAGCACGATCTGCGGCGCCCGCGCCAACGGTTCTTTCTTTTCGTGCCAATAGAACAGGGCGGCGCGCAATACCTCAAGATCCCTGCGCGCGGCAGATGCCGGCCGGGACTTGGAATATGCTTCACAATTCTCTGCGTTCACGTCGGCCGCTCGCTTCTTGCCCCAGAACGGGGTCAGGTTCGAAATGTTGTGTGCCGCTTTGTCTGCGGCCTTTGTCTTTGGCAGTCGCTCCTTCGCATAGATCAGCAGGACATCCGCGATCGAGGGCGAGGCGGTAAGGACTGGCTTGTATTTTCGGGCGATGTACTCCGCGAGCTTCTTTTCAGCGTCCGCGTGGTCTGACTCAGCGCAACCAGTGCGGATGAAACCCTGTCCATCTCGGATAGCCCATTGACCCCGCTCTCGGTCGAGATAGAGGCGAGCGCCTTTTGATTGCCTGGGCATCGGTCCTTCATCTCCCGGACGCTTCGCAGCGTCGTAAACCAGCGCCGGCCGACCTTGAAGATTTGCAGGTTCCCGCGATCGGCGAGCAGGCGCAAGGTGGAAACCTTGATCGTCCCCCGATACACGATATCGACGGCCTCCTGCAATGTTACGGGATCGTCGGCGGCGGGTTCGGTCATGGCTTCCCCGGTGCTCCGACAGGATCGTCAGACCGCGCGACGAATGTTTGAGACTGCGATTTGGCTGCGCCGGCAGGCCGCCACACGATCCTGATCGTGCCATCGTCCTCCAGATCGAGCCAAAATATGGTGCCGTCCCGCGCCTTGTGATCTAGGCAATACGATGAGAAGTTGTCATCGTGAGCCCAAAAGTCTCCGGGGCTTTCCTTCGCGGTCGCAAAGTAGGCTATAATCTCGTTCAGAAGCGTCTTTGCGTCGCTCACTTCCCGCCCTCCTGTGGCTTGCTCTGTGTGGACACATCTGCGATGAACCACGGCAGCGCGCGGTCACGGTCGGCTTTCGTCTTGAAGCCAATCCAAAGGCCAGGCGAATCTTCGTCAGGCTGTAATTCAGCGACATGAAAGCACGGCGGGGGCTCTTGCTTGGGAACATGGTCGATATGGTAGCTCCAACCGTTCCATCCGATCGACGACCCCGTGATAGGCTCCCCGCAAGTGCGGCACTTGGTGCTGATGGCGCTCGTGTTACTCACTGGCGATCTCCTGTGGAGATGGAGCGCATCCCTTGCAATAAAGCTGCGCTCCGACGCATTTGTAGCTGCTCAAAGCGGTCGATAGCCGGCCACACTTCGCGCAATGGTAAAGAGGCTTCATGGGGTCTTCTCCTGTTGGCGCAACACCGAGGGGCTGGTAGGACCGGGTGGAGTCGAACCACCGACCAAGCCGTTATGAGCGGCTAGCTCTACCGTTGAGCTACAGTCCTGAGGGATGAAATAATATTCGTCAGTCGGGTGCCGCTTCGAATTGAAGTGTAGAAGCTCGATCGGCTGGCGGTCCTCCTTGGCCGCGCTCAACTTGTCGCAGCACGGACGGCACATGACTTGGTAGACGTGCTTGCCATGCGACGACGCGCGCCGGTCGGGGTCAAAGCGACTCCGCTTGTGATAAAGGTTGGCGGTCGCATCGGTCAACAAGCACCGGCAATGGGCGCATTTGAACTCTTGCTGGCGCAAGATGTGCCGGCGGGCCGCCTGTTTTTTGGCGTTCGTCCCCATGTGTCAGGTCGCCTCAGTGTTGTGCGTCTGCGAAGTCACAGCCAGAGCGCGGCGCATGTCGCCAACGGTGATTAATGGCGCGCGGTTAAACCCTGACCTCACTGGCTGGAAAATATCTGTGTCGGTTTCGTCCTGGCCAATGTCGGACTCTGCAACGGCCGCAAACGGCGCAAGAGCAGCGCGTAGCTGATCAATCTCACGCAGGTCCTCCATGCGAAGCGCCAGCTTCGCCATTTGTCGTAACCGGGAGGTGGCTTCCGATTGGCTGGAGTTGGCCAACTCGGTCACAACCCGCTCGATTTCTTCAGCCCTGGTCATCTATCGGCCTCCGCTTCGGAGATAAATCCGCCATTTCCAGCGCATGCGTCGCACTCGACGGAGTGCACGTCATCGTGTCCGAACCCGCAGCCGTGCTCGTAAACCCATGCGGCCTTGTAGATCACGCCTTCTCCGCCGCAGACTTCGCAGTCCTTCCAAGACTCAGGTGGCGGCGGGGATTGGCACGATCCATCACAATCGCCGCCCAGTGAGCCGGGATATCCGCATTTGCAGCGCCAGGGCATTACGCCGCCTCCAAGACTTCGAGAGGAACCCAAACGCAAGAATTGATCGGGGTTTTGCGGCCGTTCTTATTGGTGCAAAGGGTGCGGGTGGTACTCCAGAGGTGGCAGAACACTTTTCCCTCGTGCTCGATGCCAACGTTTCCGACCGTCCAGGTATCGCCAGCCCACGCGACGGTCCGTTCAACGAATTTGCGAAGGTTGGGGGTCATGCCCCCAACTCCCAGATTTGAACCAAAACCACTTCATCAAAGGCCGAGAGGATGTGAGCGACGCAGGAGCCGTCGCGGCTGACGAAGCGGCCGGTTGAGCAAGCCTTCCAGCCGTTTGCTGTGAGGTGGCTGATCGCGGCCTGGCGGCTGTTGAAGTGGATGTTCATGTCTGTCTCCCGTTTGCTGATGAATAGAAGATATCATCTATTCTGGGATTGTAAATAGGAGATATCATGTATTTTGCCACTTGTAACAATACGTGATATCATCTAAGATATCCCGCATGGGACGAAAACAAATTAACGAAGAGCAGATGCCAGCCAGGTTTCCGGGTGGCACGCTCGACCGCATTGATCGGGTTCTAGACCCGGATACGAACGAAAAGCGCTCGGATTTCCTACGGGAGGCCGTAGAGAAGGAACTAAACCGGCGGGAGAAGAAGCGCTGAATCTGCGTCATCCCGCCTCACTGTTTCGGTGAGCCGGAGACATAGAGCAATCGCACGGCCCAAAATCGCCAGATTGACAGCCCGGATCATGCTCGGTCTCGTTAGTCGTCGATGACACCGTGGATGCCGGCGGCTCTGGTAGGGGCATCCAATGCGATGGATAAAGAGCGTCGCTGGAAACAAAATCGAAGTCGTGTGGGTTTTTGCCGGCCTTGAACCAGCTATCATTTTCTCCGTCGTAGTAAGCCTCGGAAACGCTACCTTGATCGACCACCAGAACATTGGGGTTATCGTGCCCTGGGACAAAATCAGCAATCGGCTGCCACTCTCCCGCTACAGGGGAGGGCGGGACGGCGTAGAGGAATGCCTCGGACGCAGCGACAGCAATAAGTTGCCGCCGAAATCCAGCTATAACACCTCGATTGAACGTGGGATCAACCTTGCTATCAACTAACGACCGAAGCACAAAATCAATGTCATCCTCTTCAGTTGAGGACAACTTTATCAAGACCGCTGTTTGAACATCAGCCTCAATTGACGCCGCCGACCTATCCGGCGCGCTCGGGGCCGGCTCTGGCGCAGCTTGGGCAACACCACCAGAGCGGAGCAGCGCGCGGGCTTTTCGGCAGTCTCCTAGAGACACATAAACCTGAAACTCATCTGCGGTTTCAGGCGCTCCGATCTCGTATCGATCGGCATTCTTGGCAAACTTCTCCAGTAGTTCCGCGATCATCGGTCGCCCTCCGCTTCTCCAACGAACCAGCCGATGCCGCCGCACGCCCCGCAGCGGACCTCCTCAACGTCCGGGTGGCTAAAACCGCAGCCGGCCTCGTAAACGTGGACGGTGAGGGCAATGTAGCCTTGGCCGCCGCAGGCTTCACATTCGAACAGAAACTCTGGCGTGTGATCCTCGCCGGTCAAGTGGCCCAGCTTCTCAGCGTCCAACATCAGCGCGCGTTGCATTTCCTTATCCATTGGTCAGTTCCCGCAGCAAAAGTCGCAGCAAGATTGGTCGTCCTTGCAGTATCGACGGTTGGGGTATTTTTCTATCGGCCCGCCCTTGATGCATTTTTCTGCCGGCAGTGCTCCGCACGCTTCACACCAGCTTGCACCCCTCCGCCTGCACAGAGGGTCCACGGTGCCAGGAGATAATCGAGTATCCGTCATCGTTCTGCCTCTGTCTGCGAGAGGGCGGCGCGGGATACGAAATTGAGTATTTCCTCCCACATCGCCCATTTGCATTCGACCATTTCGATTGAATCAAAATCGTAAAAAGCGCACGCCTTCATGCGCTCGGCTAGCGTTGAACCGCTGGCGGCTACGTCATCCCCGCTCTTGTCCTGACACTTGGTATCGCTCATGAGAGTCCTCGCCAGTTCTCGGGTTCTATCGTCGGTCAGGAATGGGGTGGCGCCCAGTGCGGGTGCTGAATGCGCTGGTAGCCAAAATTAGATGGCTGAACCTTCTGATCTGGCCGCTTTGCGTTGTAAAACGCTAGCGCGGCGTCGATTGCATCGTTGCGGTCGTCAGGATGGATATCAGCAACAAAATATAAGACGTTTCCGAGATGCTCTAAGGCCTGATCCAACTCGCTCATGTCGCGCTCCCGGTATATGTTTTGCTGGTCGTCCATCGCCTGATTTGATCCGCTCCTAAGACGGTCACGATCTGGCCGTCCTGGCCCACGATTAGGCCCGTGCCCGTTGGGTGCAGGAGGCATTCGCCATCCTTTGACGGTGCGGACTCGTCAACCATCCTTCGCAGTTCATCGCGAAACGTCTCCATGTCGAAGCCCTTGCAGCGCTCAAGATACCGGACAAGCGCATGGTCGCTGACAGTTCGCGTCAGGAGCCCGCGCCGGATGCGTTCCTTCTTGCAATCCCCTTTGGCCCTTCGGACGGCAGCCACCTTCGACTGCAAGCCACTTTCAAGCGTGGTGAGGTCGTCTATTTCGTTGCAAAGCTGGTCGTCGCTCAGAACGTCTCTAACGATGCTTTGGTGGGCGGCAGCAAACTGCGGCGCGTGACTCTCGAAATAATCTATCTCGGCTTGGACGCCTTCTTTTGTGTCGGGCTCAAATCCGCTCATTTTGTCATCCTCGATGTTCGGTCATCTCTCGACCCATCATCGGTCCCTGATGACCGACAGGTATCGACGCGGGTTCTCTGGTTCGGTGATTTGTCATCGGTTAGGAGGCGCCTCTAAGATAGCGTCTGCCATCTCCGATCTCCGGCACCGGATCACTCATTTCACGAACGATATCTCTCAATAGGTCCCGCTCATGGACGCATATCGTGTTTCCGGATTGTAGCGCCGCAATTTCGTCGCGCAGTGCGGGGCAAATCCAAAGTGCTATTGCTCGTCTCACATCACTTCCCCTCACAATCGTATTTATGCAGATAGTGCTTTCCTTCAGTCCTTTAGGGATGCAAGCACGCCGGGACTGGCGTTTTCCACTTCGTCAAACTGACGGCTGGCGAATGCTCCAATGACGCCGTGCGGCAAGTCAAGATCGCGCTTCCCTACGAGCCACGCATCCAGACAGTCTCGGATCATATCCGATGTACAATCCGGATACCCAAACTCCCGGAGACTTTTGGCTACCTTCTGACAGGCCCCGTTCTTCGTTAGGGTTCTAGACATCAATTTTTCCCTCGTTCGCAATCATACTTGTGCAAGAAATGCTTTCCTTCATCACAGCATGAAGGTTCGTGGTGGCAGATGAAGTTATCAGCCTCAAACTTCGGTGGATTAAATGTCAGCGTCAGAAGCGCTGCAAAACCCAGGATCGAGAACAGCATCAGGCGCGTTCCGGATGTCATGTGCGCCTTTCTATCGGCCGCGATGCGGTTCTTTGCGGAGCTGCCTTGCGGAAGCCGGCAGATTGAATCTTCTGGCGCTTGGGCATCACACCCAGGAATTTCGCGCGCTTGCGATAGACGCGCGATTTCTCGGCAACGTCCAGCGCGGTCTTTTTCGGATGGTGTTCGCTCAGCCAAGGCTTAAGGTTCGATTCCCGGCGCTGACCCCCATTGATGATTGCTATCGTGTCCTCGGCATCCCAGCTCTCGCCAGCCATGATCTTGCGGTTGCAGCCGCATTGGCAGCAGCCATCGTATCGGTCGAAGATACGGACACGGACGCGAGGCGGAACTGCGCTGTCATCTGTCTTTCCGATCCATTCCGGGAGTTCTCTGGTCATGCCATTTCCAATTCGCGAAACTTGACGCCATGCTCGGCGCCGAAGGCATAAATAAGCTCAACCAAGTCGGCTAATTCCTGCTTGGTCATCTGCGACGTTCTCATTCCAAGCGGTACGAAGCTGCCAGCGTCGATGCCAGGAACAACGCGCGCGCGGCGCAAAGATGCGCTCATAACGTCCTTCCAATCCTCACTGGTGAGCTTCTGGCCATACCAATCGACTTGCTTGCTGATCTGACCGAGGAGGGACCAAAGCAGGTTGTTTTGGTCGCTTGATCGCCTCGGCGCGCGAAACTCGACCGTTGTTCCTATCGGCACGCGCGCTGCCCAGCCGGCTATCTTGCGGCGGTCAAGCTCATCCCTGATCTCGACAACTTCCCGGCTCATGCTGCTTCTTTCTCGCCATAGAGGCTATTGAGCTGCGAGAGCTTGACCGCCAGTTCGAGGAGAAACGCGGCAATCTCGGTTTCCAGTTCTGCTATCCGCTTGTCATCGCGGGGCACGCGCTTGATAAACAGGCGCATGTTCTCCGGCATCCGGGGATCGTAAGAGACAAAATCGCAGTAGCTACGGCCCGTGCAGGCCATCTGAAACTGCATTTGAGTTTCGTACTTTGATGGCACGGCTTGGCCGAGGAGCGTTTCCAGGTGGGTAGCAGTCTGGGGACACTTGATCTCAACCAAGCCGTCATCATCAACCAAGCCGTCTGGGGAGCAACCAGCTTGGTCGATCTTCGGGTGCGGAACGAAAGCCACCTCCTTTACGGTTACACCCTGGTAGAACTCATACGCTGCACGCGCTTCCGGCTCGGTCTCGGTGCCGTGCTGCATGGCCGCGTTCGTGTAGGACTCCGCAACCGTGCCAGTCAGGCGCTCGGCAATGAGCTGGGCAGCGTAGTTCGCACGGCCGGCGCTATACCCGCTCTTGGTCTTGGCGATCACGTCAGCGACGCGAGAAGCCGTCACCTTACCAAGCCGCAAGGCCTTCCATTCGTCCGAGCCTTGGATGATTTCTTCGGTCACTTCGCGGCCCTCTTTTTGTTGAGCGCTGCGATGGCGCGGGGAAAATCCTTGGTGGTGATATTGGCAAAGCCATCAACCTTGAAGTATCGGCAGAAGGCTTCCTTGTCGGCGCCAACCTCATCGGCAAGCGCCACAAGCTGCTCAACCTGTTCGAGGCTGATTTCTTCGCTGGCGCCGGCCGCCTTTGCATCGTCATCGTTCGACACGGCCAGACCGAGCGCAGCCTTTAGCGTCATCCTCTGCAAATAGGTCGAGGTCGATCCGATTGCCTGAATGCTGTTCTTGTTGCCGCTCTCGTCGCGGCCAGCGCAGAGCGTGTTTTCCTCGAAATGCCCGTCGCGATGTGATACGATGCAAGTGACCGTGACCGGCTCATTGACATGCGAGGTTGTCCGGTAACGGTAGGAAAGACCATGCTTCGCCAGGATCGGGCTAACGACACGGGCGATCTCGCCCAAATCCTCGTACCGATAGTGGGTGCGACCCTTGGCTGAAGTGAAATCAACCTCCCGGTTCTTGGTGATAGTGGGGATTTCAGCCTTCGCGTCTGCCATTGCATTGTCGAACGCCTTCCGGGCTTGGCTCTTTTCCCACTTCTCCTGCAGCACCATCAGCTTCTCGACCATATCGAGGCTGGCGCCGGAGGAAACCGCCCGGTTCAACATCTCCATGGGAGTGACGGCGACAAGCGGGGCGGGTTCGTTCTGGATTTTCTCGACTGCGTTCATCGCTCGATTTCCTTTTTGACTGCGGCCTGCTGGCGCTCGTAAAGTGCATCCAGCCTTTTCGCGAAAAAGTGCAGCCGCTCGTTTGCTTCAAGCGGAGTTGCGCCAGCGCGACGTTCTGCGGAATAGAAGTTCATCAGCGCTGTTTCGCGCTCGCCCGCGGCGGACATGGAGGTAATGCCCATCATGCCACCTCGAGCATGTTCGCCGCGCTCTGGAACTCCTCGGTCACGTCCCGGCAGGAGCCTTCGTCCTCGATCACTTCAAGAACCTTGATGACCTGCTTGCCGTAGAGGCGGACAGTCTCGATCACGTCCATGCGGGTTTCGTCGCGGTCGCATTCAAGGAACCACTTGCCGCGAATTTTCAGACCGGAAATCTCGATAAAATAAAGCGGGGTCATTTTCGGTCTCCCATCGCTGGCTGGTGAAGTGGTTAGGCGGAAAATTGATGAAGGGAGCCGGACGAAACACGCTCGTTCCAGATCGCGATGCGCGAGATTTCAGTCCAAGTGCCGGGCTGATCGACATCACCTTCATAGACGACGAGGCCCAAGCTGTTGGGCGACACACGCGCAATAAAGCCGGCATCGGCAATAATCCTGCGGGCCTCTTCGATTGTGTAGCTCATCATTTTCGGTCTCCATCTGTTGGCTGTGTTCGCCGTTCCGATGGAGAGGACGTTGCCAGATTGGAAACAGAACGTCAATAGAAATGTTGCCAGTTCGGAAACAAATATTTTGGCACAGAAAAACCCCGGACGAATCCGGGGCTTAACGGGTGTGGCCTAGCTTTATTTTTGCTTTTGGCGGGCGGGAGGATCTGCGCTTACCTCGCGGATTGCGCGCTTGAGCTTTATCTTAACGCCAACAACCGTCGCTTGCGCCTGTTGCGGGCTTATCCCCGCTAACCCTAAAACGGCATACATTGCTTGCTCTTCGGTGGCGCAGGCCAAAAATGCGTTCTCTGAGGCGATATTCGGGTCCATATTGAAGTTTGTTTTCCATTGCTGGCCCACAGCTGCATAAAAGCAGTCATCAAATTGTTTTCTTACGCGAGCAGCAGCGTTTTCTTGCGGCTGAGCGGCCGATGTCCAGCTGACGGCGATTAACGCCACGATCCAGCCTATAAATGCGATCCTGGTAGGGCGGTTCATGAATTGCCCCGCTTCATGCGGCGCATAATATCTCCTACCATTAAGGCCCGCACCGTGTCGGAGGCCCCGTCTGCGATGGCGTCGAGGCTTGGGACTTGGGGAGGGAACAAAAGTTCCCTCGGGTCTCGGTCAAGCGCATCCGCGATCTGGGCGACCTTGGCTGGGGTAAGGCGGTGCTGTTGGGAGTACAGCTTCCAAACGGCGCTCCGGCCCGACAGCCCCATCCGCTGTGCCACCGTATCGTCATTCAGGCCCAAATAATCGATCCATTCCTTGATGTAGTAATGGACCCGGGCGCCTTTTCGAATCTCTGTTGCCATGCCGGAAACTATAGCTCCTAGGATTTGGAGCGTCGTTTTCCAAGTTGGCAACAAAATCCCTTGACGAGACGTTTCCAATCTGGCAACAACGCGGAATGGAAAACGTCCATCCGCTCACTGCCTATCGAACGTCTCAGGAGCCGCCCCTAACGGAGGCGGACCTGGCCCGCAAGCTCGGCGTTGGCCGGCCAACGATTCATCGTTGGGAGAATTTCAAGCGCAAGATTGATACGGCCCTCCTACCGCGCATAACCGAAAAGACAGGCATCCCCGCCAAGGAATTGCGTCCTGATCTGATCGAGGAACATGAAAAATTGTTCGGGGAGCCAGCTCAATGAACGCGCTGGCCTTCGATATGCACGTTGGCGATCATACGCGCGAATATTTGAGCGCTCTCTGCCAATTGCAGAATACAGGAAATAGGAAACACAACCGCGTTTCCGACCGGGATCAGAATCCCGCCTTTCTCGATGCAGTTGTAAATCCTGATACATCCGCCGCCAGCATCCTCCAGTCTCGTAGTCGTGGCGAACCTGTCCTCGATATGAGAGGCGTCGATCATTTCCATTGGCATGACTTTCCCCTGCCGCACGCAAGGGAAACATTCTGCTCACTGTCATTGAGCAGACACAATCGAAATCGTCACCGCAGCGCACCGTACAACTACCGGTGCGGCTTTCCGCCGCGTGGAGCAAGATTAAATTTTTGCGCGAGCGGAATAAGCGAGGCACTGCACGCTGTGTTGCAGACATTGGGGAAGCGATCATGACGTTTCGGGTTGGGCAGAAGGTGGTTTGCGTTGATGCCTCCAACACCGGGGGGAAGCTTTCTGAGAACGAGATTTACACCGTTGCGGTCGTCGATACTGCGCCAATCTCTCGCAGCCAAACACTTTGGCCTGCCGAACTTGGCCCTCGTCCGCGTGACGGTGGATGGTACGCGCGTCGCTTCCGTCCCATCGTAGAACGCAAAACAGACATTTCCATTTTCACCGCCATGCTCAATCCCTCCAAGCAGGAGATTGACGCATGAGGAATTTCGGAGTGACGAGCGGGGCCGCGCCGGGGGATGAGCCACGGCCCCGCTCTCTACGCGCTGATACGCCGCGCGATCCCGATGATCGTGAACTTAGCGCGCTCGCCTTTGTCGCGCTGTGCTCCAGCCCCCTTTTCGTCGGTAGTGCCGTTCTTTTCTATATCGCCTGGAATTCCTGACACTCGGCCTGCAAGTCGAGGGTGTCGGATCAGAATTCCGTAATTATCGTTTGCGTAGCTGCCTTTCATGAAAGCAATCAATCATGGAAGGATTTGCAAAGGTGAAAAAGGTTCTGCCAATGTCCGACGCCGCTTACATCGACGCCGCTCAGCAGTGGTCGAAAGACCTGACGCGCATGAAGGCGCGCGGACCTGGAGATACTGAAAATGCAATGCGCCAGATCGAGCGCGAATACGGAGTAGACTACGGTTTTCTATGGTCGCTCAGATATCGCCGGGAGCGGCTTAAGACAATCAGCATCTCGGTCTACGAGGGCATCAGGGCGGCTTATCGCGAAGAATGCGCGCGGCAAATGCGAAAGCTGGAACATGAAATCTCAAGGACAGAACAAATCGCCGGGCCTGATCGCGCTTCTGTTCGCGCGGCTAAGGCTTTGGTGGACACGGCTAACAGGTAAACGGGGAGAGTAACAGTGCATCACGTCGATTCATGCGAGCCGGTACAAGAGACATCGATCATATTCGAGCTGCACAAGGCTCACCTTGCAAGACAGCGGCGGATCAAAGCCGCGGCCATTGGAAACAAGGCAGTGAAGGCCGCAGAGATTAACGCCGTCGAACAGGAGCAGATCGACATCTTGGAAAAGCGCTGGGCGGAACGGCAGAAGGAAAATTGGTTCCACATCGTTGATGAAACCAGCCCGTACCGTCCGACGATAGCCTGCATTCAGGCGGCCACCTCAACCCATTTCGGATTGACGAAAGCGGAATTCATAAGCGAGCGCAGAACGCTTGACGTAGTTATCCCTCGGCAAATCGCGATGTATCTCGCCAAGGTCCACACCGCCCGCTCACTTCCCGAGATCGGCCGGCGCCTTGGAGGCAAGGACCACACGACGGTCCTGCATGCGGTGCAGAAGATCGGCCGCCTCATCAAGACAGACTGGCTCATTGCATACGACGTGGCCCATGTGGAGGCGATGCTGTGAGTTTCAACATCCGTAAGCTGAAAATCCAGATCTCGTGCAAAGAACGCGCGCTTCGATCGGCTAGCCCAAATACATGGGATCGAGTCAGGCTCGAACTAAAAGCGCTTCGGGTTGCGCTTGTCATTGCAAAGCAAACCGCGGCTGAAAAGCGCGAAAGCAGGGCGGCATGAGCGATACCCTTGTGCTTTATAAGACGGTCGATTTTTCGGCGTGCGCGCCCCAAAATATGGAGCAGCGCAATGCAATTTGGTGCAAATTATACGAGGAAGGCAAAAGCTCTCAGGAGATTGCCGATATGTATAGCGTTACGCGAGAGCGTGTATATCAAATTCTCCGCAAAGGAAACCTCATAGAGCACAGGATGCAACGGCGCCGTTTTGCTGCTGAATTATTTGAACAGGACAAAGAGCAAGTCAGAGCCAAGCGGACCGCCGATGAAGAACGGCTATTGGCGCTTGTGCGGGCCGGAGATTCGTTGGCGACAGCCGCCTCTAAGGTTGGATTTACTACGCCTGTCGCCACCTGGATTTGCAAAAAACATGGGGTGAAAAGTAATTGGGGCCGCTGGCGCGATCCTTCCCAGCGCGTATCGCGTCTCACGGAGCTAGTCGAATCCGGCCTTTCCCTCAACGCTGCCATGAGGTTGGCGGGAGAAGAGGAAGGCAAGACCATTGCCTATCTTTGGGTGCAACATAACTGCCCCCAGTTGCTGAAGAAAAATAGACCGCGTAGTGCACCGCTCGTCGCACCGACGCCGAAGCCGCCAAAGATTAAACCACAGCCAAGTGGCCCGTTTCCGCAATTGGAGTGGTCAGAGGATCGGATTTCTCGATTGATAGCGCTTTGGTTCAATGGATCTTCAGCGCAGCAGATCGCGGATATTTTTGGGGACTGCACCAAGAATGCAATTATCGGTCAAATATATCGACTTCGCATTGCTGGGAAGCTGCGGGTGTCCGCATGATCGCCAAACTAGCCTATTTGACGAGCCCTGCGCCGAACAGATTCCTCCTCAACTTCATGCCAGAGGATGGAACGGCAGTGTTTCAGATCGAGATATCGCGCGCCCATCTCGCCAACATCATCATTGACGGCGCTTCATTTTCCCTTCGTGAAAATAGTATCAACCGCGTTCCCGAACATCCAGGAGCGCAGGAGATAGCTTGAGCGAGCGGGGAGTTTTTGCCGTCGATCGCGGCATCTGGGATCATGACGTGCTTTCGGAGAATCAACCGTTCTCCAGGCGCGAAGCTTGGCTATGGCTGCTTTCTGAAGCTGCATGGAAACCTCACAGGCGACGGATCATCGGCAGAAGCATCGAGCTCGACCGCGGGCAATATGCCGGCTCCCTCAGATTTATCGCATCGAAGTGGCAATGGAGTGAGCCAAGAGTACGGCGTTTTCTGAGTGCGCTGATTTCCTCAGAGATGGTTGACGCAAAGACCGACGCAGGAGTGACCGTAATAACCATCTGTAAATATGACGAATATCAGCGCGTAAGCCTGCCAGGCGACGCAATGCGCAACTCCGATGTTGACGCAGGAGCGACGCAGGAGCGACGCAAAGTAGAAGACAAGGAAGACAAGGAAGTTATTGCTGAAGCTGCTGAGCGCGCGAGACCTTTGGTGAGCCCTGAGGCCCAAAATCTCGCCGATGAGCTTCTGGTCATTGCCGGCCACGATCTGACGTTTGTGCCGCCCGGATGGTGCGGCGCTCCGATGCGCGTGCAGGCATGGCTGTCCAGTGGGTGGAGTCGAGAGATCATCGTGGCTGCCGTCCGTTCCGCCGCGCACCGAAAACGTGGTCCGCCGGCCAATAGCGTCCAATTTTTCGAGAACGCGGTTGCCGAGGAAGTAGCGCGGCAGGCGGCCCCGCTCCCGGTTGTTCAAGTCCGTCAAGCTGAAACCCTCACGGTGAACCATGGAACATCTCAGGCTAGACCAGGCGGAAGCCTCACAGCGTCCCTCCGCAGAGACCTCGCGGCCCTCGAACAGTCGGATGGCGCTGATTTTGCGCTGCCAGCTAGCGGTATTCTCCGCCTATCGAATTGATCAATTCGCCGATCCGGACGGCTTCAAAACCCAGCTCGGGGCGATCCTGGAGCAGTACCCGGACGAGGTTATAACCTACGTCTGCGACCCGCGGACGGGTATCCAGCGGCGATCTAAATTCCCCCCGACGATTAGCGAAATGGTCGAGGCCTGTGACGATCACAGGGCGTTCCTGGAAAAGATGCGGAAGCAGCGGCCGGCGTTCAAGGAGCGCTTGCCGGCTCCGCTTTTGCGGGAAAGGCAGCAAGGATGTTTGGCTCAGGTATTTGTTCCGGAGGGACATGCTCGCTACGCAAAGTTAGTTGAATGGACGGAAACCGCAGCTCCGATGTGGTGGAAGTACGGGGATTCATCGGACGGGCGGCGCGGGCTTTGGGTATCTCATGAAGCCTGGAGCGAGCCGCATAAGCAAAGGGGGCAATGAAATGCACGGGGCAGTAGTGACCAAACGCAACATCCGAAAGACTGTGAAGCCTGAATACTGGGGCGCTCCAACTCGTGAGCGGCTTTCCAAATCCGATAATCATTTCCATGTCGGAGACGACAAGCAGGGCACCCGGGTATATCAATTCCATGATACCCCATTGGATCGTCTTTATGCCCGTCTCACAAAGGCAGGGAAGGGCGCTGGTGAACTTGATTTACTTCAGCGGGAATACACCGCCCTGCAGAAGTATCGCCACCACTGGCATCGTGCGGGGCAGGAAACCACCATCTCGAGCATCGACCTCAACAGCGTGTTCGCGTCTGATCCATCGCGCCGGCAGGGCATGCCAATGGCCGAAAGTCAGGCTCATCACAATGCACAATGGCGGTCTGCACGGGAACATCTTGGGTGGAAGCCGCATATCGTGGTGGAGAACGTGATCTGCGCGGAGACTTCGCTGGAGGTTGCAGGCTGGTCGATCGGGGTGTTTACCTCGAGGACATCGGCACGGGATGGGGCTGAGAAGATATTGCGAGAGTGCGCGCGAAAGTTAGCAAAAATGTGGGGGATCGGTTAGTTGACTGAACACTGAGGAACCCCCAATTATTTTATACGCAGGACTTGCGTACTAAAAAATTGTGTGGTAATATGCGAGATTGGCCTTGGCGACGGGAGCCGGTTGTAACATTTCGTGATTATGAAGGACTTGCGTATACGCAGGATTAGCGTATGTTGTGTCTATCAACAACGGAGCAAGCAAATGACCAACCTCAGCAACCTGATTGAACGAGCACAGATCGGACGCACTGTTGAAGGCCAGCACATTCCGGTCG